CTAAAGGCTGAAAAGTCAAAAAGCGTGTCCAAATACTGTCCGCCATAAGTAACTTTCCATAGATCGTCACTATCGCCAAGCATATAAATCCTACCAGCAATAAATTCAGCACGTTTAGCTCGAACACCCCTTGTCGAGTTTGAATTTGGCGGTAAATAGCTTGGGTTAACTAATGTCTTTCCGCTGTCGATCCATTCTTGATAAGCACTGCTAGTATCATTATTATTTGTTACAACAGTTAGATATCGTAAAGAAGTTGGTGTTTCCCCAACATAAATAATAAATTTATCCGCATTGTTTTTCTTCCAGCGAATTTTTACGTATTCTTTACCTTTATCGGTACTATTTCCACGCCACTCTTCACGCGGTTTATTCACTTGAACGCGACCAGCTTCACTTCGGGCAGTTTCACCATCTTTAACACCAGTCACCGCATAATAATATGTCACGTTTTCACCGCCAACTTCACCTTCGGCAGTTGCAGTAACTTCTGTAATATTCGGCAGTTCTCTTTGGCGTACAAGCTTTTTAGTTTCGATTGTATAAATGGTTGAGAAATCTTCGCCATTCGTGATTAGGATTTTTCCAGCAGCTTGCAAAAAGTTACATCGAGCATCTTTTTCAAAATCTTCGCCTGTAATTTTCTGCCAAGTCTCACCATCATCTTCACTGATAAACAGAAAAGCTCTCTCGTCATTGTTATTTCTTGCAACAACAGCTAGTCTGTTGCTCCTTTTATTTCCCTTGGTTTCTACAAATTCGGTCATTCCGAGAATTTTATCTGCAAATTTTTTGCCATATTTAGCTAAACCAGGGCGTGGCTTAACAGTTCCGTTCTGACTAAGGATTGCGTTGGTCATTTTATAGAGTCCAGAATTAGGCATACGCCCTTCATCAAGATAGCTCATATAACCTTTATTCCAAGCCTTAATGCTTAAAATCTTAAGTACGGGCGATTTAGCACCTTGTTTTGGCGTAATCATTAGAAAATACCCCCAATCTTCGCATTTTCCATTTCACCACGCCCTTTTTCATTATTAACGGCTTTCATGCTTTCCATTAAATTTTGAGCATAAGCAACGATATTTCCATATTGTGCGTTTTTGGTTTGACTATTTCGTACAAATTCCGCAGCAGTCATAAAAACCAACCAATACGGATTATCAATTAAAATTGGATCTTCCGGATTTTTAACTTTTGGTAGCTTCTCGATAATCGGTACATAAATATCCGCATCCAGTATTTGGTCTGTAATCACTCCTGATAAATCTAGAGTATTACCCATTACTTTAATATCAGATATTTCAATTTCGCCCACAATCTTATCATCTTTTTTAAGCGTAATATTTCGCCCACTAGTTCTGTCAATCTTTAAAACGCGTTCAGGTAATTTGTAAAGATCTTTTTCGGAATCAACACTACCAATCTTGATGAACTTCTTGCGACTTCGCCACTCAACGGCAGGCTCGTCCTCCCACTGATTCATCATTAAATTAGCAATTTGAACCATCTTCAAATACTTAGGATTAGTTGTTTCTAATTCTACATATTTACCTGTTGCTTCAAGATATGCGTAATATACCATTTCTTTCAAATTCATATTTTTTCCTCCAAAAAGAAAACCGAGCGAGTATTTTTCATACAATCGCTCGGCTTTCCGAGTAGATAAAACAATTAGTTTTCTATACTATTATTTTATCATTATATCTGCATTTTGTCTATTATTTTTTAAATCTTACCGCACTTCGTTTAGCTCTAGCTTGCAAGCTTGAATTTCGAACGCTAATTGTTGGCATAGCATTTAAAGCTTTAGCCTGTGAGCCCCGAGTTTTAAGTAGGTTTTTTGATAATGCGCTTGTGATATCTGCAGTATTTGCTGAAGATGCGGAAGAACCACTTCTCCTACCTCGACCACGGCCTTTTTTATCCTTAGAATCTTCGAAATCTACATTGCCGTATTTATCGCGGAATTTATTCTTTTTCTCTAATCCTGCAGCAACAAGCTTATCGCCATACTCAAGCACTTTAGTCATTGCCTCATTACGCTCTTGCTCGCTATCCATCTCTTTAAGCAGCATATTAAAGCTTTGTTTACCTGAGCTATACATGTCGCGATAACCCTTTGGAGTATCTTTTCCAATTTCTGCTTTACGAAGTTTTAATCGTTCTTGGAGTTCTTGAACTTTTCGGTTATTAAAATCTCCATTCTTTTTCTTTTTGTCGTACTCTTCTTTTAGCCTCTCGTATTCTAGCTCTGGTCTCTTGTAAAGCTCATCTTTGCTCTGCTCTTTAGTTTTCCATTCTGGTTTCAAGTCATTGTTTCCACCATTTACAATATTTTGAGCTATCTTCTTAGCGTTGTCATTAGTCTGCTTACTTGTCTTATTAAACAAAGCCATTTCAACAGATTTTTTAACATCGCTCTGAATTTTCTCGAGCATATCTTTCTTATCACCTTCGCTAAGTTTGTTGAAGGAGCTATCGTTAAATCCACCACTCATCATATATTTGCTAATATTCTCACCGAGTAATCGTTGATATTCGCTTCGTTCACTGCTTGTCAATTCGCGCGTTTGACCATTTATTGTAATCTTGTTTGGCGCAGTTTTTGGAATAACCGAATCGAGTTCAGGATTATTCTTGCGGAACTCATTAATTTTTCGTGAAAGTTCTGTTGGGTTTTCAGTAGATGATTTTTGCGGATCGAGCATTATAGACCATGGATTTGTCTTAATTTCTCGCCCATAAATATCATATTTAGCGGGTAAACCGTTTCGCCACAAAGGGATTGAATTTTGGATAGATTCGCCTAAATCGCCGTAATTAGCTTGTCGTGCTTTATTATCCGTAGCTGCAGCAAGTTTTCGAATACCGTTTGGAATCAATGAAGTTGCTTGCTGAATTGCATATTTGTTAAGGTCCTTATCTCCAGTTGCCGTATCGATTGCATCCTTAATACCTGTCATATAACCTTGTTCCGTCCAGCTCTTAGCTCCATCACCGAGTGTATTCAAGCTGGCCTCCAAAACACCTTGTCCATTTTTAACTCGAGATTCTGCATTCGCTCCAGCAGCTGCTAGAATCATTTGTGGCGAAAGTGTATCAATTGGAACCCAAGTGTCTCCAATTTTAAGTGCATTCGCTTTTTTACCTTCAGCTGCCCATTGTCTTTTCTCGTTATCATCTCGAGGTTGTCCACTCAAAAGTCCTGCGTTAGCAAGTGCTAATCCAGCACCTAACAACATTGTCCCAGTTATACCACGCCCAAGTTGAGTTGAGGCTTTTCGTTGTAGAGCTGTAATTGTCGAATCGTCCAAACCATTCTTAACCGCTTTTCTTAAATCAGCAACTTGTTTAACACCTTTCGCTACACCAAGTGGTGAGTAATTCACCAACTGATCAGCTACCGCACTCGGCACACCTGTAAACGGCATTATGATGTCAGTAGCTTTCTTGGTAATACCGCCAGCTTGTCGACCCTTAGCCACAAATTGACCAAGCCCAGTGTCTTGCTGGAAGGTTGCCATATCTGCATCATGTTTAGCATTTTCAAGCATAGAGTTGGTTGGATTGTTAATGAGCTGCCTAATTCTAGCTTTTCGCTCTTCACCCCTTAATTTCTCATTAATTGCTATTGCTTTTGCTTGGTTTGCAATACTCATTTTTTCTGCTGAACCACGGAAGATTTTATCGCTAGCATTCAATGAATTAAACACAAAGTCGGTGTAGCCTTGAGCAAGTTTTCCGCCCAAGCTATTACCATAATTTGTTCGCTGATCTCTCCATTTACTGTCAATTTCGCCAGTAGTATCAATACCAGTTCGCATGATATCTTTAGCATATCCTGAACCTTCTTTAGCGCCTTTAAGCATACCGCCAAAACCATTTAGAGTTAAAGTTCGTTTACCAGTTCCTTTTCCAATTGCCCAGTCAAAAGCACTTCCAACGGTTTGAGCAACTTTTTCACTACCACCATTAATAATGTTTCCGGCAATATTTCGAATATGTGTAGTCGGCGCAGTCAAAAGTCCAGCTTTCCAAAGAGTCGTGAATTTGTCCCATTTTGAGCTTGGAATCTGATCTCTTACTTCCCGAATAGCTTCACCAATCGCAATTCTTCGTGCTCGAATCTCTTTCAAATCACCTTCTGGCATCGCATAAGCTTCTCGTAGTTTTCCTAAGAATTCTGCCCGTTGTTCCGGCGTGATGTTAATTTGCTTGTTTGGTTTGTCTTTCATCTTGTCGTTGTAGTTTTCAACTTCACGCATTGTACTCATTAACACGCCTTCAGGGGTTGTTTTTCGCATTAAGTTCAAGGCTTGCACGGTTCGCCCAGCTTCTGTTGCTTTTTTCGCAAGTTCAACATAGAGTTCACTGGCCTTTAGGTCATCACCCATTGCTTGGTAGTGTTTAGCTAGGGCAATGCCTTTAGCCATCGTTTCATCATTCGCTACACGGGTATTTTCTAATTCGTTAAATACTCTTTCTGGACTTTCTTGTACAGATTTAGTTGCTTTGTTCCATAGCTCACTATTCTTTTTTGGCGTATATTTCAAAGATTCATCACCAGCGTGCATCAATTTCACAAAGTCTTTTGGTGGCGTATCTGTATCTAATACAGTTTCAGCGAATTTGCGGGTTTTTTGGTCTGTCTTTTTAACAGGTTGAGTTTCATGAACAATATCCTCATCCATTTTAGCATTTTCAGCCGCTATATCTTCATTGTTAAGCTTTTCTTCAGCCTTTACCGCCTTATTCTCTGCTTTTTCACCATACTTCAACTGTACGTATCCATCAAAGTCGATATCTACGCCATTCTGTCGTAAGTTCGCAACAGCATTCTCAATCTCTTCATATTTATTAAACCATAAAGCTTCTTTTGCATCTTTTCTTAGTTCTGGATCGGCATATGCTTCACGAATCTCTTGTTCAAGATCTTTAACTTCTCGTTTAGTTTCATAGTAATTATTTAACCGGTCGACATAGTCTTCCATATCAACTTCGCTCATATCACCACGCATTGCAGCTTGGTCTAAACCGTTTACACTATCTTTTCGAACCATTTGCGAAATCATACCGCGGTCAAGATGTTCAGCGTAATTTTTTCCATATAGTCTTTTGAGCTCCGTTGGAGTAAACTGGTTAAATTCAATATTTTCTTCAAGTGCTTCCAAGCCTAAGCGTGCTTTTTCGTAGCGCTCAAACAATTCAGGTCGCTCTTCCATTAAAACATATTCTAAAGCTTGATTATATTCAGTTTTTGTTGGTTTAATTCCATATTTTTCAAGTTCAGGTGTTATTAAATCTGATTCTTGAACTTTCGGAAAAGCAATCTTATAAACTGGATTTTCGTTATATACTGGTGCATTCTGCTTGTAATCTTGTGTGAATTTGCCAGTCTCAATCTCAGCATAGAACTTCTTTAATTCATTTGTCGCTCCAAACACACTTTTAATTGCTTCAATCATTCGGTCGTAGTATGCAAGGATTTTTGGTGGAATTCCTAATTTAACTCCCAACCTGATGCTTTCTTCGCCATTAAGTCTTCCTTGGTAGTAGTCACTAAAACCATCAGCTAATTTTTCTTCAGCCAAAAGGTTTAGATCATCACCATAGTCTTTGCTATATTGCTGGATTAAAGCTTCATCACCAAAGGTCTTGCGAACTTCATCAATTAAATCTGCTTTCTGCTCCAGTGGCACACGTGAGAAAATCTTGTGTCCAATTTCATGGTTCAAGGTTTCAAAAGTTAAATCATTCAAGTTAATTTGGTTAGTTTTTGGATCAAAATAACCCAGAGCATTCTTTTGGAGTTCATCTTTAAAAATATTAAATACCAAGTCTTCATCACCTGTTAGGTTTTGGTGGCGAGCCTTAAGGTCTTCCAGTTTGGCGGTAAGGGCTTGTTTTTGTTGGTTTGCCAGTTTATATCTTTCGATCAAGATATTTCTATCTACTTTTTCAGGGTTCAAAACCACCAATTCATCTTCACCATTGCTTTTTAAGAAAACTGCATCTACACCTTGTTTGCGAAGTTGTTCTGTAACTTCATTTAGATCTTCGGCATATATTTCAGCATCTGTTTCAACCACGCGAGCATCCGGAAGTAGCTGAGCCTCAATTAAAGCTCCCGAACCTTTACCACTATCTCGCCCATTAATTGCAAAGGTTTCCGAAACTTTCCGGTTCGTTGAAAAGCTTACACTATCTTGGTCTCTAACGTCATATCCACCACCAAAATACGCATTTTCGTCTAATTCATTGCCACGTTTAAAGCCGTTCTTGCGAATTTCTTCTGCAACTTTACCATTTGTACCGTGGTATAGTTTGGTATTTTCGTTAATTGCAGACGGTTGAAAATTAAAATCTGCTAAATTTGTCTCGTTATTTTGCTTACTCTCTTGATCTAAACTCCATCCTGGCATAGACCCTGGTTCTTCTAAGAATATTTTCGCACGGCGAATAAAACTATTCTTATACGGTTCAATTTCTTGTTCTGTAGCCCCTTCTCGTTTTAGCCTTGTTTCGAAATCTGCAAGGGTTTCACCGGTATCATCTCGCACATGTAAAAGTCTTTCATCCAAGTTTTGATCTATTTTATTGCGAATTTCATCCGAATATTGATAGCCATTATTGACTTTTTGGTCTTTTTGTGCTATATTGGAATCATAAGCGTTCGTCTTTAATTCAGTGTCGTTGCCATTGGCATCATAGCTGACCAAGTCGGGCGCTTTTCTTATATTTGAATTATATATAGTCTTAGTATCATTACCATTATTTACTGCTACATCAAGCCCCATATTATAGCGTTTGCCAGAAATATTAATTGGCGTATTGTAATAATTAAAGCCGTCAGGTGCTATCTTGTGATTTTTAAAGTCTGGCGCAGAGTGTGTTTTCGTTGAATTTTCAATTATTTGATTAATTCGAGGCGTAGTACGCATTTTAGCCATAAATAAATCATCAGGAATAGGTGTTGAGGTTCTAGTCATCTTCGAATTTCCAGCTCGACTTAAAGTTAGAGCATCGCCATCACCAGTCACATACGGATTATTTGCTCGTAAATCTTGAAGTATATTAAAACTACGCTCACTCATTCGTTTGCGAGTGTCGCCTGTAAATTTACCAATTAGTTCATCCTTAGTGAACCCTAACTGGTCACTATCTAAATGACCAATGTTTATTTCTCTCCTTGGGGTATATTGCAAGTCTCCGCCTCGGTTTTGTCTCTCTGCTTCTGCGAGGGTGATTTTTTCGCGTGTTGGAGTTACCGCATTTCTTTCTGCCTCATATAATGCTTTTGGATCATAGCTGGTGTTGTTCTTGTATGGATTCTTCACAGACTCCATCCCACCAAAGGCCATTTTGCCAGCTCCACCCATAATTCCACCCATTAAAGCGCTTTCAGCGACATTTTCGTGGATGTCTTGGTTGTTGTCGAAGAGCTTTTTGGTGAAGTTTTCGGCATATTGTTGTGCACCTTCTTCACCAGCTTCACCCAATGCACCCGTAATAGCTCGCCCAACCATATTTTTTGCAAATTTACCACCAATCTTACCAGTTACGTTATCTATTCCAAGTTTTTCAATCACGGCTTGAGCTCCAGCGTTAGCAGTTGAGGCTAAATAACGAGAAGTAAAACTACTTGGTGTATATACTTCACCTTTTGCTGCTGCTTCAGCCTTTTTGCGGGCTTCAATGTTATCCAAGTTATCCATCATATCCGAATGTGCTTCTACACCGTGCACTACCGCTGGGGCGATACCACCAGTCACGGGGGTCATTGCGGCGTCAATCGCCATTCTTGCTCCGGAACTACCCAAGCCATACGCCATTTTATTATCTTGGTCAGTCATTCCTGTCGCATCGTTGAATGTTTTTCGCACAATATTCTTTTCACGGTCTGCTCGCACACGCTTAATCAGATTGTTCGCAAATTGATTATCTTCATCAAACAATTTAATTGTGTTAGCTCCCAATTCTGTAAGCGCTCCAGAAGTTTTCGGCACAAATTCTCCCACGGCGTTAACTGCACCTTTTACTGCTGATACTGGCGCAACAACTGTTTGTTGAAGATTATCATTGTAATTTTTAGTGAAATCACTAACTGCTGAAGCATTTCTATTGATATCTCGGCTAGTCTGATCAATATTTTGTTTCACTTGCTGGTCATCTGGTCCATATTTTCGGAGCATTTCAGCATTTACTCGGTTTTGAATGTTCTGATTGATCGTATTTTCTCGCATTTGGGCTGTTTTGCCACCACTAAAAATATCATTCAAGAAGTTCGCTGCATGGTCTGAACCTTGGTTGTAGCGGTCTGTTTCTTCTTGCCGGTATTTATTTGCCAACTGCTGGCGTTCCTGTTCTCGGTTCATTTGTGGCTGTGGTTGCACGGGTTGCACCGGTTTCACAGGGTTTAAATCCACCGAACTTTTTGCAAATTCTTTTGGTTGTTGCGGTTGAGTTAGGTTGCTTAAATTATTCGCAAAATTATCTCCCAGTTTGGGCGTGCTATTAAAACTCACTGCAGATTGTTGCTGCTGTGGCTGTTGTTGTTCATCTTCTCGCTTTTTCTTTTGGCCAAAAAGTCCACCAAAAAAGTCACCAATACCTTTGAAAATATCCATCTCTTCTCCTTATCTTGTCGCTACAAAATAAAAAAACTGAGCGACGCAAATATTAATATTTTGCTAATCGCTCAGCGCTCTGAGTGGATTATTTTATAGTTTTATTATAACAGAATTATCTATAAAAATAAAGAAAGCCCTTTCGAGCTTCCCTTTTTCTACGCCTGCAAATCCTTTTTCTTCTTATTCGGATCAAGCAACGCAGCAAGCCGTGGATCAAGCTGGTCTTGTAGTCCTGCTTGGTCTGGGTTTCCGCTATCCACCTTCACACCTTGCACATTTTCGCTATAATCGCTAAGCTTTGGTGCTTTAAATTCCACTTTTTCAAGCGCTTTTGGTGTTTCCTTGCTTAAGTCCAAAATCTTATTCTGGCTGTTGCTAATCTGGTTAGATAGATCCCGTGTTTGGTCGATCGCGCTCTGTAACCCTTGACCATTCGCAGTCTTTTGTTTCTGCCTTGCATCCATAATGCGGTTATTTAGGTCAATTCGGCTACTTTCAATTTGTGAATCAACATTATTTAGCGCATCTTGGCGGTTCGTTTCCCAGTCTTTCTTGTTCTTGTTGTATGCGTTAGTTGCGCTAGCAAACTCCAAGTCTTGGTTTCGGCGATCTCGAGCGAAAGCATCTTGTGCACTTCCGGCGTTTCGGCTCGCTTCCAAGCCAACTGCCCAAGGAGCAACAATTTGTGCTGCACTTGAATCTCCTGCTCCACCTGCTGCGAACATTTGGCGCAAAGCGTTGGTTTGGTTATTCGCATCTTCCATGATTTGTGAACGCACTGCACGGTTTTGCGCTTCTGAATCTCGTTTGTTCATCTCGTATGCGCCCTTACTTTGGGTGTAGCTGTTTTCAAGGTCGTTTAGCTGGTTCGCGTAGTTATTTTCAACATTACCACGCCAAATGTCTCGTTGGCGATCCAATCTGCCTAAACCTTCAGCTGCCACCCGTTCCTGTTCACGATATTTCGCAATCTCATCTGCTCTTGCTTTTGCTTGGGGGTCGTAGGTTCCGCCACTACGAGGGTCTGTGTATTGCCTATTCATGTTAGCATTGTTTTTACTCCACCAATCGTGCAATTCTTGCATTCCTCCACCTAAGTTTGCTTGAGTCTGGTTAGCATATTCTGGGTTTTGCGCCATTCTTCGAAAATCACCCTTACCATCATTACCCACATATGGCAAGAATTTTTCATAGCCGTTTGCCGCCAAAAAACCACGGAAGTCGTTACTGCCGTTATATTTGTTCGCATCCAAACCATTATAGTTTGTGATATAGCTCATACATTCTCCTTATTTCTATTTGGGAGATGATCTAAGGCTTAAAAAGGTTCACAAAAATGAAGAGCCGTGACAAATCTATTTTCGGTTCTCCAACCTAATGCTAATCCTGCATATTTAAATCTAGGGTTCAAAATAGCTTCACGATGTCCATCAGTACTTTCCATCCATTCTTTGACATGATCCTCGGCTGGATGGTCTTCAGGTCTTGTAGTCCAATACTCATCTTGGTTGATATTCTCACCATACTCCTTACAATGATTGTCCACATAAGTTTGGTCAATTAACCCTCGTCCGGTTTTTGGGTTCCTGTGAGCATAGTAATCATTCTTGATCATATCTTCAACTTTGAGCCTTGCAACGTTGTCAATCTCAGGCACACGCACTAAGGGAGCAATCCCTCTTTGGGTTCGCTCTTTGTTTACAAGTTCAAATATCTTGTCAGCGGTTGGTTTTTCAGGAATTGTAGTAACTTTTGGCTCATGATATTCAACTGGCTTATTCAACAGTTTGTCATGTCCTGTTATTTTAGCCACTTTATCCGGAAAAGCAAGAGTATATCCTAAAGCTCCAACTAGTCCCAATATGACCAGCCCAAGCAATCCACACACAACTATCTTCCGTACATCTTTCATATCTTGATATTACTCCAACACACCTCAAAAATCAAGTCCTACAGCCATTGTGAAACTCCACCATGCCATGAACACGTCCCACGACCACTTGAATATGAGTATGTTCCATCTCTACATAAAGCAGAAGGTCCATAATTGCTATATGCTGGGGTATATGGAGTATAGGGCTTAGATGGTGTGTATTTATATGTATACACCTTATATGTTGTAGGTTTAGGCTCTTTTGTTACCGTTTCAGAAACTACATTACCAGCCTTTTTACATACCCGTTTTTTACCATCGCTACCTTCAGAGTCCAACTCTCTTGTTTTTTGGCCATTCTCGCTCTCAAAAGAAGTAGTCTTTTCTCCAGCATCTATTTCTTTTTCAGGTAAAGTTTCATATTCGATTTCTTCATATGAACATTTTTCGACAAAATAGTAATCATACCCCATATAAATTGGGATCCACCCACCAAGAAATAGTATATAGACTATGGATAAAAATACAGCAGAAACTTTTTCTTTCATATCTTGATGTTATTCCAACATTCCGCCGTTGTCAAACTACTTTAACGCCTTATCGATTTGCTCTTCACTAAAGCCCCAATCCTGTAAAGTTTTATACAGTTTAGCACTGATAATCTTATGAGTCTTGTACGGAATAGTTTGAGGTTTTCCTTCACCGTTTGGTGGCATAACCCGAATATGGCTACCTTTACCTTTTGTGGTGTCAATCTCTAACCCAAGCTTTTTACAAGCCTTTTTCCATCTCTTCTGAGTAAGGTCCGTTAGAGAAACCATATTTAAGCCATTACCACTTCTTGGCGCGTTATTTTTTCACCTTGTAGTCTAATAGGTATTAAATCAAGCACGCAGTCTTTCGAGTCTATACCATAATATGTAAAAACAGCATCTTTAATCATATCATCAATATTATCTGATGAGCTACCACCAGTTAAAATACCTTCAATATTAGTTGATTCAGCCATCCAATCACCATTTTCTTCTTTAGTTACGACAAAATTAATACCATTAGCAAGTCTAATTTCTTTTAACATAGTTTCAACTTCAGGTATATTTTTCTTTTTAATGTTGAAAGCTTTATTAACTGCGTTATAAAAAGTATATCGCAAGCTACATTTCATAATGTGGTACTCCTCGCAAGCTTATGTTTTAATAGTTTCATAATAGCACAATAAAACTAAAAAGTCAATACTTAACATTGAAAATTCAATCCTAAACACTAAAAACCAAACATCATCTCCCAAATTGTTAATTTACTATTATTCAAAAATTGGAGCGGAGTTTTTCATCCGCTCCGCATATTATGCTGCTGATTTCAAAGCAAACACAGCTGATTTCTTCTTATCGAAGACAAAGGCATCGTGTACCACGCGACCATTTACATAGTAGCCACTTCCAGATTCTTGGAATTCACCTTGTTTGTAGTCTTCAAGGAATTTTGGAGCTGCCGCCGCCATTTCGTGAGTCATAATGAGATCAACCTTTTCTGGCAAGTAAGTGTCAGGCACTTCGATGATCAATACGCCATCGATTCGGCCATAATTACCAGTTCGGCGTGATTGTGCTGTCAATTCGCTATCTACTGTAAACTTAGGATCAAGTTTGATTTTAGTAAAGAATGATGCTGAAGCGAATGCTACACGACCGCTTGTTGGTACCAAGTTATTAGTTTGTTTTGTATAAAGATCATTAAATGCTTCGTAGGCATTAGTTGAAGTTGTTGCTTTAACTACATTTGTTGCAACTTTCGCAAGTGCAGCAATGTTATATTTGTCAAGCATTGGGAAGATTTTCTCTTCCATTTGTACACGCATGAATTCGCTTGTGTCAAGTGAGCCATCTCGTGAGAATTTAGCATTTGCTTTGTCAATCTGTCCTGCAAAGTATTTGTCTTGTGATGCAGTTACGGTTTGAGCGTTGTTTTGTACAGCTGAGTATTCATAACCAAATGTTCCAACACCACCATTTGCATTCTTTCGTGATGAATAGTCTTTAAGATCTTGACCTTCTGTGCTAAAAATCTTAAAGGTTTTTGTTACACCGTTGATTACTTTATATTTACCTTTAAAGGCTGGTGCTGTCAAAGATTTAAGTGTAAAACCTTTGTCTAAAATTGTTGAATATGCTTCAGGCAAATTAATAGCCATAATATTATCCCTTTCTTATTTTACTTGAAAAAATTCTTTACAAAGTCATCAGTAGAGTCTTCAGCAATTCCTTGTGAGCCATCTACTGAAGTTGAGGCCAACTGTTTCTCAATAGCTTTGCGAGCTTCTTTCGTTGCGCCTGCTGATAAAACTTCAGCAAGGTCTGCAATTTCACTCATAAAGCTATATAGTGGCTGGTCGGCACTAATCACATTTCCATCTTCATCGAACTGTAGATTAGCAACTTTGCCATAGATTTCAAGTGCTTTATTAGTAAATTCTTCGTTATATTTGTCGCTATTCATATCAAAGACTGGATAATCTTTAACCAACTCATAGCGGTCGATAGTTAAGTTCTGTCTTAGATCCATCACTTGATTTTTGTAGTTGTTTAGAGCAATCTGCTTAGCTTGAACCTGCTGGTTAATCTCAAAAGCTTTCATCACCGCTTCTTCGTGCGGCCAACCTTCAGCTTCTAACTGTTCAGGTGTTATGTAGCTATTATCAATTGAGGCTTGATATTCTCGAACGGCTCTCGCTTGTTCGATTTCTCGCTCAATTTGATGCTTTTGTGAGTTTAATTCACGAATTTCACTGTTTAATTGTTCTTTTCGTGCTTCAGCTCCTCGTTTGCTGGTTTCAGGTTCTTCTTTTTCTTCCTGTTCTTCAGCTTTAGGTTCTTCCGGAGTTTTATCTTTCTCTTCCTTTATTTCTGAAGATTCTACATCTCCACCAAAACCCATTTTTTCTGCAAGCTCTTTGATTTCATCTTGCTCTGTTGTTGCATTTTCGGCTGGTAGCGGACCTTCCACAGGCGCAACTTCTGTATTATTTACGCTATTTATACTCATTTTTTCTCCTTTAAACATTACGCAGTATGGTCGCGACACCAAAGGGTTAAAGGTTAAACCCTTCTAACTGGTGGCTGCGAGCGGACTACCACCAGATAGAAGATTTCAACTAAAAAATCTTCGTTATTTTGTAATTGCCAGGCGTTCCTTCAATCATCGTTCCAAGGGGCAGCAATCCTGAAAGGTTTGGATTATCTTCACAAACCAACAGTTGCCCCTCTTGATGAAAACGATAACTTTTAGCATTTAAGATATTGTCTTCAAGCTCAGCTATTTGCAAAACTTTATCTGATTGAAGAGCTTCATTGTTCTCTTGATTTAATTCTTCTGTCATCGTTGCTCCTCCAATTCTTTCTTTATTCTCTCTGCTTCATCTAGCTTTACCTTGAGTTCTCCACTTAAGCTATAAAGAGTATCTCTTGCGATTCTCCGAGCGTATATTCGCGCCCGTAAATCTTCCGCACTCTCCGATTCTGTTATCTCAATCGTGCTAAGCCTATCCATATTTTCAGCACGATTTTCAACCCAATCAATTATTTCGTTATAAACAGATTTTAGATCATCTATAGCAATCATTTTCTGTTCATATTCGCCAATCTTAGCTTTAGGCTCTTGAGATATATCATTATTCGGCAACAAGTCCATTTTCATCTCCCATCATTTCTTGCGTATCTGGCACACCATTTCCATTTTTATCAGCGTTAATCACTAGCTCTTCTGGATCTTCGACCCCTAATTTAGCAACGATTCTTTCGCCAATCTTTGTGGTGTCAAACACTTGCTGAAGGTTCGGATATTTCTGAGATAGTTCCAAAATCTTTTCAAGGCTCTCCACGCTGGCTTGGTCATCCTTCGTTTTTGAAGTTGAAGCATCTACTCTATAATTAAAGCCATTTTTAGCCTCATCATACAAAATAGTTGCGCTAGTTTTATCAAAGTCTGGATTATGAATCTTTTCACGCTTAATATATTGTTCTGTTAGCTCAATTTCCTCTTCACCATAGCTTAATGCAAAGTGGATATTTAACATCCTTTCGCATAGATCACCAAACCACTCTTCAAAATTCTTCATCAACTGATTGTTTGAAATGCTAATGCGGTTTTCCTGTTGTTGAACACCAGCACTAGTTTTCGAGAATGCAATATTTCCGGCCGTTGAAGAAACGCTCGAGTCCGAAATATTGTTGTGATTCATAATCTGACTCTTAATCAAGCTGTAATTATTTGAAAAGTTCGTTTGCGCTGGTGTTGAAAGGTTTACAATCTGAGCAGAATTGCTATCGTTAGCACCCAAATCCCAGATTGCATTTGGTTTCATTCTGAGCGTTTCTGAGCTATATACTCCACGCTTAATGATTGGTGGAGCAAGTCCCAACGCTTGCGAATACTGATACATCTGCATTTCAGTATCAAGCATGTTTTGTAGTCCGACAACAAACCGAATAGCGCTTTTACCAACAGGTGTTTTATCATCAATGTCAGCATAAAGCGTAACAATTGGCATTTTACCCGTTGGATCCGGATTTTTAGTCTCATAAAGCACATCTCCTGTATCCATATTAAAGCCATAAAATGTTGCGCCAATACCTTTTTGAAAAGCAAACACAATCTCAATAGCTTTTCGTTGTTTGTTGCTATCTTCTTGCTCTTCTTCACGATTCTTCTCTTCAATATCAGCTAAAGCTTCCAAATCCCACGGATACTCCAAGCCTTCTTGCTTTGCACGTTTACCGTTGTTAATGATCGCCTCAATATCTTTTTTCTGATACCAAGCGCGCATAAAAATATAATTACAATCTCCGGCATAGCTTTTACCTGGTTCATACCAGACGTCACGAATATTCACAAGTTTAAAGTCGGCGCCCATATAATTACCATCTCGCTTATAGAACACATACGCTGGCTGTGAGCCATAAGTTAAAGCATTACTTAATGCACTCCATGATTTCTGAATTACTCCACCAGTTGAATTTGCGTTTGGTAAGATTTTCTCAGTTAACACCAAATCTGCTATACCAGCCAAGTGTTTGTCGTCGTTTAATGACTTAACTCTACCTGTTGGTATCTGTTGAATAATTGTTCTAGGTGTACTAGAAATATAAGCCGCAACAGTTCCATCCGTAACTTGCGGTAAGCCTTTTGGAATATTTGGTTTAGGCTTATTATTAGCAACTCGCTCATATTCTTTAAGATCATCAAAAACTGGTTGCAAATTTGTCTTTGCAGCCTCTGCTAATTCTTTCAAACTATTTTTTTCTAAAAAAGAAAATGCCACTGTGTCAAACTCCTTGAACGTTATTTTAACGCTCTGAGCTTCACTCAGTGGCTTCTTACTTTTAATTATATCACATTCTTATTTTTGAGCAAGGGTCTATTACCGTTTTTGTCAGCCATTTAGGTTTATTGTTTGAATCAACCCTTACATCTACTGAAAAATCAAGACATTTTCCAGCTGAAACGTCTTCAATTAATGAAAATATCTCATTTCTTAATTGTGTTGTATTTTCTAATTTAACCTTAACAGTATAGCTCTTAACGTGCTTTACGACCTTGCCATCATGCACTGTTTTCACATCACTAATATCACCAAATTTCATATGCCTCTAACCTTTTTAGTAAAATAACCCCTCAAGATTACCCGATTGATAAATTTGTCCCTCTTCTTCAAAATGACTACGCAAACTATATAACTTATACCTTGCTGCATCTAAGGCATGATCATAACCTCCGTCTGGTTCATTTAGGGTTTTGCCGTCTTTATCTGTCTTCCACAAATACCTACGGTATTCTCGAATTAAGTTTACACTACCTTTTGTTACGCTAATTTTCTGATCTTGAACATGACCAATTGAAGTTTTTAAGTATGGTTTAGATTTTGTACCGCTTTTATCTGCTGCAACAATTGCTACGCCATAGCTTTTAATATCATCAATCGATTTAGGTTCAGCTGAATCGGCCACAACTAGCCCATATGGTAAACTATTCAATAAATCTGCAATATCTCTGTTAGACATCCCTTTACGATAACATTTTTCGTCTAAAATATAACCGCCGTTATAATAATAAACTGCAACAATCGCTGTAGGGTCGTTAGTATAGCCAAAATCCAAGCCATAGCCTTCAAGTCTCGCTTCAAAAGGTATTTCATCTAAGGTTTGCCAGCCGGTATAAATTCGACCCTCAACTTCGCCAAGCTTGCCTTCGCCGTAAACTCGCCACCATTGCTTATTGCTTTTACGCATCTCAATAGATTTAACGATATTTTCTGGTAGCCCCTCGTTGTCCTTGTATGTTAAGGTTATAAAATCTATATCATCTCGATTATTCAAAACATCCGTATAAAACCAAAACTCATAAGTCGGGTTCCAGTCTAACCAAACCTCAAGATTTGTTCGCACTTCTAGCTGATCGAAAGCTTCATAGTCCACGTTATTACACTCGTTAATGTAAAGCCTCTCACGGCGCGGTCCTCGAACCTTGCTTGGTTGATCTGCGCTAAAAAACTCAATCTTAGAGCCACTTTGAAATGTGTAAATAGAATCTGTCGCATTCCAGCTTTTATCATCCCAATAATTATGCTCTTGCATGATATTCTTGAAATCACGCATTGCGCCTTTCTTTAAGTGTGGAAAGCTTTCACTTACAACGCTTGTTAAAGTTGGCCTTTTGTCATCTATCGCCTTGCTAATCAATATCTGCATAATTGAAATTGTTTTACCAGCAGAAGTTCCACCGCAAACAGCCCTAATGCGTTTATTGAGTTTAGCTAGCTTTTTAGTGCTAGTTGTTAAGACATAAGCCATTATTCTTTATCAACTCCCTTAACTAGATCGCCTAAAATTGGTATTGGCTTATTTCCGCTTGTAATATCAATTTTCTTTTGAATGCGACTTCTGAGCGTGTTATATTCCTTAATAGCCCCAAGTTTAGATTTGAAATCTGCATCCTGCGTAATTAGTTTTTCAAGCTGTTTATCGACATACGAATCGTTCAAACCACCACTTTCAAATATCTCATCAATACGTTTTAAAATGTTAGTCTTTGTTAATAGCTTCGAGGCCTGCACGCGAGCAACTAAATAAGCCCCTTTTTCACTCGGGTCAATTCCATACGCCTCAATATAGCTTTGCACACCATTTCCAAAAAACTCACGATCACTTGCATATATTCTACAAAATAACTCTTGCTTTGGAGTTAAGTTAGTTTTTGCTTTATCCGAAATTTTAGCTTTAGCTTTTTTCTTAGTAGTTTTATTTTTAGCCTCAGCCATTCCTCGCCTTTCTGCCCACAAGAAAAAAGGGCGTCTTTTTAAATCCTCATTCACTGAAGATTAAAGACTTTCCCCTTACCTATTTATATTATATCATAAACACAAGCAATTTTCAATCTTTTTTTATCCATATATTGACAATTTAATTTTAGTTTGATATAATTAAGAATGTTTATACAGAAATTACAAAACTGCCTCGGATTGTCGATCTAGTCGACACTGGGGCTTTTTTGTTTTTAAATTTGAGGAACTTATTTGCAAAACCCTATTTTAAAAAATAATAAATAGGAATATTTTATGTCAAGAATCATAATTTGCAAACAGCGCATCGCAACTATGCGTGATCGATTAGGTAGTCAAGCACTACAATTTATTGAAGGAGATGAATACTTAACAATGTTTAGAAATCGTCAAATTCACTACGCTAAAGAGTTTGGCCAATCTGTAAGAATGGTTAAATCAATGAAAAAAGCTGGCAAAATTAAGAATGCTAGTCATTATTTTGCTAAGATCTGGAAAAAAGAAAATATTGAGAAGACATTAAAAATCGTGCGAGAATTTTTAAATCGGCAAATTTCAAAGCTAGCTGAAAAACTAGAAGATAAACGAAAAAACGAAGAAGCTAATCAATTCGAACGAGATTTTAATAGCGCTGGCTATGCAAAGTTTCAGCAATTAAAAGCTATAAAACTTTCTAAACAATTTCAATAGATAGATATTAAAAATTAGCTAAAAATTTAAGTTGCGAGCAATTCGCCCATTTTCTTGCGTTTATTATAAAATATTATATAATAATTTTCAATAAATAAAATTATAAGAAAATGAAAGGCAAATTATGTAAAATACCACAAAATATTTCATTATTTTATGCAAGTAAATTATTTTAATTTTAAATCTCTAAAAACAATAAAAATTAAGATTTTTACTTCTATATAGAATCAGAATAAATTCTGAATAAAATTTATATAAAGAAAATAAAAGGAGCTTTTAATATGAGAGAAATCGAAAAACAAATGCTAAATTACTTAGCTTGGTGTCAGAATTATAGAGGATATACAAAACAGACACTAAATAGTAAATATTACTCATTAAAATTATTTAAAGAATGGCTATGTGAGGAGCTGCATATATCTAATGCGGAAAATATCACAAATGAACACTTAAATATATGGGTTCAAAAAATGAAAAATGGAGAGATAACTGGGCAAAAATGCAATAACAATACTCTTAGAAAATACATAACTATTATTCGAGTATTTATTGAATTTTTACAGAAAACGGAACAAATAAGTAAAAATAACTTCAATACAGCATATGTCCGCAACTTAAAACCACAACCTGTTCGCAAAAACTTCTTCTTGCGTTGGCAGATTGATAGAGTTCTTCGTAGTTGCGAACTGGAAACAGGTTTAATGATTGCTCTTTGTTTCGAATCGGGGTTTAGGCTGAATGAACTTTTAAATATTAAACCTGTGGATATCTATGTGGAAAACAACTGTATTTTTGTAATTGGTAAAGGAGAAAAGCCAGCAAATGTTGAAGTATTGCCCTTTTTAATCGCAAAACTTAATGAATTTATTAAAGACCGAAATATAAAACCAAATGATAGGATTTTTCCATACTCAAAGAACACAGCAAGACTCCGAATGAAAAAAGCTTTTGCACAAGCTGGGTTTAATATTTTTACAGCGCACGATTTAAGACATAGCTTTGCTACAGACTTAGCTTTAAATGGTGCTAGAATCGAAACAATTATGAGCTTACTGCGACATGAAGATATAAAAACAACACAAAAATATATTCATGAAATTTTAGAGTTCAAAAAACAGGAGTATATATTGGTAAAAAGTAGCAGCATTTTAAATTCACGAAAAATTAAAGAAAAGAGTGAAAATAAATTTTCTTCGAACGAGTTAGCATTGACGTATTGACTTTTAAAGAGCGATGTGCTATAATTGAATTATCAATCAGTTAATGACTGATTTGCAAGATTTACAAAATTGTGAAACTTAGCTTCTCCTCAGTCGGGGTTAGCTGTATCAAAACGGTTGATCGGTTCACCCCGACCAATACGAGATTGTTACAGACATAACTTTGATGAGTTATGTCTTTTTTATTATGAAATAATATTGACTTTCTAAAAAACTTATGCTATAATTTGCTTATATTATTAAATTAAAAACAAAAAAGGAAAAATAAATGTCAAAAATCGTTGTTGCACTTGGTGGCAATGCTTTACAAAAAAATGGTGAATTAACTGCAAAGATTCAAGAAGAAGTTGCAAAAGAAACAGTTCAAAAGCTTATCCCTCTCATTAAAGATGGTCATGAACTAGTAATTGTTCATGGGAATGGACCACAAGTTGGAAATCTAGTCCTTCATGAAGAAGCTGGAAATTCACCTTCAACCCCTGCAATGCCCCTTCATGTTAGCGTGGGAATGACTCAGGGAATGATTGGCTATTGGATCCAGAAAGCCTTAAAAGAAGAACTTTCGAAAAACGGAATTTCGAAAAATGCTACAACCATTGTTACTCAAGTTGAAGTTTCGAAAGACGACCAAGCTTTTAAAAACCCAACAAAGCCAATTGGTCCATTCTATTCCGAAGAAGAAGCTCAAAAGGTTGCAGCCAAAAAAGGCTATGTCGTTAAAGAAGATTCTGGTCGCGGATGGCGGCGAGTTGTTCCTTCACCAAAACCAATCCATATTCTTGAGAGTGATGCGATTATTGACTTTATGAAAACTGGCGCAATTGTTATAGCGGCCGGCGGTGGTGGAATTCCAGTGATTTCAAATGGAGAAAATTCTTTCGAAGGAGTTGACGCTGTGATTGATAAAGACTTCGCCGCAGAGCTTTTGGCTGAAAAAATTAACGCCGATACACTATTAATTTTAACCGGTGTCGATAACGCGATGATTAATTATGGAAAAGAAAATCAACAAGCTTTGGGTGTAATTTCAACAGAAGAAGCAGAGAAATATATTAACGAAAACCAATTCGGTGCAGGCTCAATGTTGCCAAAGGTCCAAGCTTCACTAAAATTCGCAAAAACTGGTGGAAAAGCAGTTATTACGAGCCTCGAAAATGCTCAGGATGCAATTTCGAAAAATCTTGGAACAGTAATTACACAATAAAACCTAAAATTAGCCTTTCGAAAGATCGGCTAATTTTATTTGATTAATATAAATAAAAATAAGCGTCCCTTATTCGAAACGCTTACCTTATTTATTTTATAAAATTAGATTGTTCGAACGCGAATTGTATCGGTTCCACCAACTAATCCAGGTTGACGACCAGAAACAATAACAACTGTTGATTTCTCTTTGGCACCAAATGTTCCATTAGCTTTTAGTTCTTTTGCAAGTTCAAGACCAGCAAATTCACCATCTGGGCGTATGAAGCTTCGGGTTGCATAGTTCAAGCCAAGTTGTTGAGCAACACGATTGGAGCTTGTTACAGCATAAATTGGAAGTGCTGGGCGGTTTGCAGCAGCAGTTGCAGCAGTTTGTCCAGATTTAGTTTCAACGATTAAAGCATCCGCGTTAATTTGCTCCGCAAGCTCAACTGCAGCAAGAGAAATTGCATTTAAAGCTTCATCTTCACCGCGCTCAACAATATCATCAATTGGCGAAACTGCTGCGTGTTCTTGAGTATACATAATAACATCACGCATCGCTTTTACAGTTTCTTCTGGGTATTTACCAGTTGCAGACTCGTCTGAAAGCATTACAACATCAGCACCTTGAATTACAGCATTAGCAACGTCAGAAACTTCCGCACGAGAAGGTTGTGGATTATCAACCATTGAACCCATTGTTTGAGTTGCAACAATTGAAATTTTTCCATGCTTCCGACAAAGAGCAACAGCTTTTCGTTGGATAATTGGCACAACTTCTGGAGCAACTTCATAAGCCATGTCACCACGAGCAATCATTACACCATCCGCTGCGAGAACGATTTTTTCAAGTTCTTCATCAGAAACGGCTTTTTTGGTTTCAATTTTAGCAATAACTTGTGCTTCGCTATTATTGCTTGCAAGAAGCTGACGAACATTTTCAATATCTTCAGCAGTCTGCACAAAGCTCATTGCTACGTAATCGATATCTTGAGTTGCACCGAATTCAAGATCCCGCATGTCTTTTTCAGTAATAACATCACCGCCAAAGTCTGTATCTGGCAAGTTTAGTCCTTTTCGGCTCATCAAAGTTCCTTTATTCAAAACTCGCAATTTAATTGCAGTATTTGAGGGTACTTCAATAACCTCTGTTCGAACTTTTCCATCAAAAATATAAACAGGCTCGCCAACTTTAACCTTTTCAGCCAAATTGTATTGAACTGGTAAATTAGCCGAACCATCATGTTGCTGAATTGCGTAGTCAAGAACTAATTCATCACCTTCATTAACTTCAAAACGATTATCTACAATATCTCCAAGACGAATCTTTGGACCTTGTAAATCTTGCAAAATTGCAATTTCACGACCTAGCTTTTTACTAATTTCGCGAACTGCTTTAATTTTTGCAGCATGCTCTTCATATGAACCGTGAGAGAAATTCAATCGAGCTCCATTGATTCCTGCGTTGATAAGTTTTTCGATCATTTCAGGGCTGTCGCTTGCTGGGCCGATCGTAGCCAAAATTTTTGTTCGTTTGTAAACATTATTTTCCATACTTATATATTATACCACTTTTATTTTTATTAAAAAAGGGGTTGCATTATTTTTTAAAGTTTGCTATAATTAAAACGAGTTGTTGCTTTATCACCCCAAAGCTCAGCTCAATGGTCTTATCGTCTAACGGTTAGGACACCAGGTTTTCATCCTGGCAATCCGGGTTCGATTCCCGGTAAGATCACCAAAAAGAAATTATTTAAAATCACTTTTCGAAAGATTAGTGATTTTTTTAGTTTATCTTAATCTTAAAAAATATATTCCTTAATATTTATTAAAAATTCTAAATGGAAAGATATATTTTGTAAAAAATAAATTTGCGTCAATGTATTATCAAAAATAAAAAGCCAAGATAAAGCGTTTAAAATAAACATTTTATCTTGGCTGGGATGGAGGGATTCGAACCCCCGAATGCC